CGTTGCGCCCGCCCCCACTCTTTGGCTCGAATTCGCCTTTTTTAGGTGGGTAGGCTACGCTATAACCTCTGCCCTTAGTAATCCGACACCCGTCCCCTCAAACGCTTGTAGGGGCACTTCTAGGGGCGAAAAAGGTACTATCCTATGAAATACAAGCGAAATGAGCACCCTTACCCGGATAATGAGCTCATGGGCTATCGACCTATGGCCGATTTGCTGGGCGTTACAAAGCGAACGATGGAGGTCTGCGTCGAGTCAGGGCGGGTAGATCGCTTTGAGGACTCTAGAGGTATCCCTCGCTTCCATCAGGTGCTCACCCCGCAGCAGTTCCATCAGAACAAAGTGACCTCAAAGGTGAGCACACCCACGCGTGGCCAGGCTGCTGCCGGAATGGATGGCTTGTCAGCCCAAGCGGTGGCTCACTTACCACTCACCAATCCAGGAGCCAGTCCCTTAAGAAGAAATTACACACAACATGCAGTAACTTCCGGCTTGTCGGAGGATCAGGGATGGGACCCTACTAAGGGTCCATTGGATTTAACCATCCCGGACAAAGAAAAGCGGGAGTTAGCGGTGTCTCGGGCGGAGAAGGAGCGATTCCAAGGGCGGTTGATCCAGCTTAAAGTCTTGGAGAAGGAAGGAACCCTCCTGGACAAGTCCATATTTTACCAGAAAGCTTACACATTAGGTTCTTCCATTAAGGATAAACTAAATGGCCTCCCCTCTCAAACAGCCTCTCAGGTTGTGGCGGCTATGGAGGAGGCCTTGGTATCCTCGGGGATGCCTGTCGTGCAGGCTCGTGAGCTCTTGTCCCGAGCCAACATGGAGCACACCGTCCGTGAGCAATTTCGTCAGGGTGTCACTCGTGCACTCCGTGACCTTACCTCTAGACCTATGGAGGAGTTGATACGTGAGTGAGGGCATGGACTTTGAGGATGTAGGACAGTTGGATGTAGACATTCCCCGCCGTGGAGACCAAGACCCTATCTCGGATCTGAATGTGGGGTGGGCTCTTTCGGGTCTTTTGTCTGGTCTACGACCCCCGCCGGATTTGACTATCTCTCAATGGGCACAGGCTGAGCGAATTCTCCCTAAGACTTCCAGCTCTGAGTCCGGCGGGTGGGAAAATGATCGCACGCCTTATCTGGAGGAGATCATGGACTGCCTCAGTCCTCAGCACCCGTGTGAGGATGTAGCATTCATGAAGCCCTCCCAGATAGGAGGGACTGAGGTCCTTATTAACACGGCTATGTACTATGCCAAGCATGACCCGTGCCCTATGGGTGTATTTCAGACAACCGAAAAGACTGCGGAGCGCTTTACTAAGCAGCGCATAAATCCATCGTTCCAGGCCATGGGCTTGGATAAGCTCATGAGCGGAAACAATCTATTTTTTAAGGAGTTTCCCGGCGGGTCTATGATCACCGGATGGAGCAATTCCGCCGCCAACCTACGATCAATGCCTTTACGCATCGCCCTGAATGACGAGATCTCTGGATGGGTCGAGGACTGCGATGGCGAGGGAGACCCTTGCGATTTGATCACCGCGAGAACAGAGAACTTTCCAAACAAAAAAAGGTTTTGGAACTCTACACCAGGTGTCGAGGGCCACTGCCGTATCACACAAAAGTACCTAGTGGGTGATCAGCGGGAGTATCGGGTGCCTTGTCCGTGGTGTGGGGAGCTCCATGCCTGGAAATGGGAGTACCTGAAGTGGGATCGAGACCCACACGGGAAGCATCTACCAGCTACTGCGAGGATTAGGTGCCCCCACTGCAACTACGAGTACCGAGAACACCTAAAGACAGAGCTGATGTCCAAGACTTCAGGCGCGCGGTGGGTTGCCACCAATCCAGGCGGTCTTTATCCTTCTTTTGCACTCAATGCACTTTACTCTCCTTTGGGCTGGTTCTCGTGGGAAAAAATGGTTCGCGAATTTATTGCGGCTCAAGGCAGTATCTCCAAGCAAAAGACCTGGACCAATAATCGCAAGGGGGAGGCTTGGCAAACGGAAGGGCTCTCCGTGGATGGTGACGGGCTTTTGGGTCGCCGGGAGAACTACTTGGCTGAGGTCCCGGAGGGCGTGGTGCTGCTGACTGCGGGAGTAGACACCCAGGACAATCGCCTGGAGGTGGAGGTGGTGGGCTGGGGAAAAGGGTATGAGTCGTGGGGAATCACAAAAAAAATATTTTACGGGAATCCCACCCAACCACAGGTCTGGGCGGATCTGGATGCTGTGCTCCTAGCACCCTACCGGATGGAGGACGGGACGGAGCTACATGTAGCCGCTGCTCTCCAGGATGCCATGGGACATCATACGGACGAGGTGTACAAATTCACCGGGCGCCGAGAACATCGTCGAGTCTTTTCTTCGCAGGGACGTTCCGGGGCAGGGCGCCCAGTTGTGGGAAGGTTGTCTAAGACCACTAAGGGTAAGGGTGCTAACTTAGTCCCTGTAGGAGTCGATACGGTTAAAGATCAGCTCTATGAGTGGCTCAAGCTTGAGGATCGTGCGCCAGGTTACTGCCATTTCCCAAAAAATGAAGAATACGGTGACGAGTTTTTTAAACAGTTAACCGCAGAAAAGAAGACAAAACGCTATCGCAATGCCCTGGTGGTTTGGGAGTACAAAAAGACCCGAGAGAGAAATGAGGCTCTGGATTGCCGCATCTTGGCTCGTGCTGCTGTCAATTTGGTTGGCGTGGATTTGGACAAGCTGGCTAGTTTAGGGCGACCATACACCTTTAATCCTGCTCGGAGCCTGGCGCGAAAAAAGAGGGGGGTGAGGTCCTCGGGGGCTCGTCAATAGCTTTTGGGTTATATTTTGGACGTATCTAATTTTTTTGGAGGTCCACCCTGAGTGCATTTAGTCTGACCTTTGCCAAGGAGCGCTTGGCGGTGTATTATGCAGCCGAAGAGGCGGCATTGTCTGGCCAGTCCTACACCTTGGGGGGTCGCTCCCTTACCCGCGCCAATTTGTCTGAGATTCGAACGGGAATCCAGCTCTGGGAAGGGCGTGTGGAGCGCTTAGACACTTTGGGTCGCTCTGGGCCACGAATGCGGAGTGTTATCCCTCATGGCTGAGCAGTTCTCCCTCCTATCTACTACTCCGGCCCCCAGGGCTTCTGGCTCCGGCTGGTCTTCGTGGGGTACGGACACACCATATCATGGGGCTTCCCGCCGCCGTGAATCCATGCGCGCCTGGAACCCATCCCGGGGCTCTGCTGATCGTGACACTATCACCACCATGGAAACCCTGAGAGCCCGTGCAAAAGATCTTGTACGTAATGTCCCAGTAGCATCTGCCGCCGTGCTCACAATGTGTACAAATGTCGTGGGGACTGGGCTCAAATGCCGACCACATCTAAATGCCACTTTGCTGGGGATTACGCAGGAGCAGGCAGAGGAGTGGGAGACTCGTGCTCGCTATGGCTTTGAGCTTTGGGCCAATTCAAAAAACTGCGATGCCGAACGAAAATCGACTTTTGCACAACTCCAAGATTTGGCTTTACGAACGCAGTTAGTGAGCGGTGATTGCTTTGCCCTTACCCTAATGAAGCCTACTCCCGCTTCGCCTTTCGCCCTTTCCATCAAGCTTCTGGAGGCTGATAGGTGTCGGAATCCTAGTGGGGTATTAGACACCGACCAGTTGGCTGGCGGGGTCGAGACGGATCTACACGGGGCCCCCGTGGCTTATCACTTTACATCCTCCCCCCCTAATAGCTTGAGTGCCTCTACCTACGTACAGCTTGACACGATTCGCGTGCCCGCTTTTGGTGCAGAGTCGGGGCGCCCCCTAGTCCTCCACATGTTTAAACCAGAACGCCCGGATCAGCGCCGTGGCGTCACCTGGCTCGCGCCAGTCATTGAGCCCATCAAGCAACAGGGGCGCTACCAAGATGCCGAGATCATGGCGGCTGTAGTATCAGGCATGTACACAGTGTTTGTACGTACACCTGAAGGTTCCGGGGAATGGGACGGAAATGTCTTAGATGCGGATAAAGTGGAGAAGTTGGGAGTGGAAGACGATAAGAAATCACTAGAGCTGAAGTACGGTGGAGTGGTGGACCTTGCGGAGGGTGAGGATGTGAGCTTTGCCAATCCGGGCCGCCCCAATCCCAACTATGACCCCTTTATAAATTCAATTTTCCGGGAAATCGGCGCCGCTCTTGGCTTACCCTATGAAGTTATGCTAAAGTATTTCTCCAGCTCCTACACGGCAGCCCGTGCTGCTTTCTTGGAGGGTTGGAAGACCTTTCGCCGTGCGCGCTTGGATTTGTCCGTGGATTTTTGTCAACCCGTATACGAAACTTGGCTCATGGAAGTAATTTCTACCGGATTTCTGGAGGCTCCAGGATTCTTCGAGGATTCGCTTCGGCGACTGCTATGGTCACAGGCACTGTGGGTAGGCGATGCACCTGGACAACTTGACCCGCTCAAGGAGACTCAAGCACATAAACTACAGGTCGACGAGCAGTTTAAAGATCGCACTACTGCCACAATGGAGATCACGGGCGGAGATTACGCCCGAAACGTGGTATCTTTGGCTCGTGAGAAAGCACTCCGCATGGCTGCCGGAATTGGCGAGCCCGGCACAGTTCAAAAGACAGCTAGCCTTTCTGTGCAGGGATCGGGCGAAGATACACAAGAGGAATTTATAGAATGAAACCTAAGAACTTCTCACGCGCTGATTACATCCAAGCTCTATGTGGTGGAGATATTTGGGCCATCTCTAAGGATTGGGCCCATACACTAGCCAATTGGTCTCGTCTGGAGACTTTTGATCCGCAGTCACTTGTTACTCAAGCTGGGGAGCGTTTCGGCTCTGGAATGTCGCGTACAAATGTTAGAGACGGTGTGGGCATTATGCAGATCCGAGGCCCTCTTTTTACTCACGAGAATTTTTTGACATGGTTATTTGGTTTTGATACATATGAGAGTCTGGCCAAAGACTTTCAGGATCTTGCGAGTGATTCTAACGTAAAAGGGATAGCACTTAATTTCCATTCCCCTGGCGGACTCACTGCGGGAGTAGATGACTTGGCCTCTATGATCTATGATGCTCGAGGACTAAAGCCCCAGGGATTGGTGGCGCGCGCTGGCGGGGACATGAGTTCTGCGGCCTATTGGTTAGGTTCGAGTGCTGAGACTATCCATGTAGCCTCTACGGGCATGGTAGGGTCTATAGGCACAGTTGTGCAGTTTACTCAGGAGGACCCTGGAACAGTGACTATTGTGTCCGATCAGTCTCCTATGAAGCGTCCAGATCCTGCCACGGAAGAGGGCAGGGGGGAGGTGAAAGGTTTACTTAACGCGCTAAGTAATGTATTTATTTCTCGGGTGGCCCGTAACAGGGGCACGACCTCCGAGAATGTCATGGAAAATTTTGGTAAAGGCGGGGTCAAAGTGGGGCAGGAAGCTGTGGAGAGTGGTATGGCTGACAAAGTTACTACATTTGAAACTACATTTACCGTTGTACGCAATCCAAAACAGGAGACATCAATGTCCGTACCCCAAGCTCAGGCCCCAGCGCCTGCTCAGACTACCCAAACGCCTGCGCCTCAGGCTCAGGCTCAATCCCAATCACAGTCTCAATCCACCTCTGTGCCCGCTCAAGTGGCACAAACTCCGGCTATTTCGGCGGAAGATGCCGTCAAGGCTGAGCGGGAACGCGTGTCTGGAATTCTTGCAACTTTTGAAGGCACTCCTTTTGCTTCCGATGCTACATCTTTTGTGGCATCAGGGAAGAGTGTGGTCGAAGCTCAAGCATATGCACTTCAGAAATTAAAAACACCTGGAGCTATGGCTCCAGCGCCTAAAGCGCTAGCTATGACCACCGCTCAGATGACCGCTGAGGGTTCTCAGGCCGCTGCGGCTGCCGCATCTCAGGCCCCGATCACCAGAGAGACACAGGCCAAATCTATCTTTTCAGCCATGACTCAAGGCGCCAACGACTTTCGCACACAAGCTACTGGTGCGGGAGCAAATCGTAAACAACCCCAATAGACCAGGAGGACACTGTGGAAATTGGTACAAGTACCCCCGATAATCTTTTAGCCGGCACCCTCCCGGTAGTCACTGGGGCCGTAACCATTGCGGCGTCCCAGGATTTAAAGCGAGGATCTGTGCTCGGGCTCAAGACCGTTGTGGCCGCTATTGCACGGGTGGCAAGTGTTACATTTACTGGGACCACTGCTGTGGGATCTGGAAATGTCGTGTTAACCGTCGATGAGACAACCTACACGTACGCTACCGTCGCAGATGACACGCCTACGATAGTAGCTGCTGGGTTAAAAGCGCTGGTTAATTCAGATACCACTAAGGTGGTAAATGCAGACAACACGGCAGGCAAGTTAACTCTCACCTTTATTCTTGCGGGAATAAACACGGTCACTGTAGGAGCTACTTCTGCGGATGTCAATATTACTGCGGGGGCTACTGCTGTAGAGACTGCGGGAGCAGACGCTGTGCACGGAGATGGTGTGCTGGTTGATTCTGCGGCGACCGACGGGTCACAAATCGCTCGTGTGATACTCCTAGACGCCGTAAAGACGTTGGTCTCTGAGACCAAACCAGCTCCCGTGGCTAAGACCGGAGAATTTAATTCGCTGGCTCTCATTGTCGGAGGGAGTGACACTATTTCGGATCACCTGGATTCTCTTAGCCGTCTGGTTGGAAATGCAGGTATTTTTGCAACCCCAAATCAATCCGCCATTAACTAGGAGACCACATGGACCCCATCGAACTCTACGACCCCAAGCAGATGACCCAGGCTCTTCTGGAGTCTTTCCCTGCTCGTCGCTTTCTAACCGCCACTTTTTTTGGCGAAGAAACACACGATACAAAGTCTTTTCAAATCGATCTCTTTAAGGGGTCTCGTCGTCTATCCCCTATCGTCCATCCTAAGATGGCTGGTAAAGTGGTGGATCGTGAAAAATTCAGAACCTTGGAGTTTACTCCGCCATACCTCAAGCCAATGAAGGTGACCGAGGCAGATCACATTCTGACTCGTCAACCGGGGGAGATAGTTTATACACAACCAGGCGCTAACACTCCAGCTACTCGTGCCGCGACCCTTCTGGGATCAGATATGGCGGAACTCGACGAGATGAATCTCCGTCGTGTAGAGGCTATGGTTGCCGAAGCTCTTTTCTACGGTAAGGTTACTGTAAAAGGTGATGGAGTGGATACCATCGTAGACTACGATTTCGATGCAACTCACACCCCAACGCTCTCTGGAGCGGATCTGTGGAGCGCTTCTACAGGCGACCCTCTCAAGAACCTTCGTGGTTGGAAACGTTTGATTTCCAAGGACGCAGGTATTACCGCTACCGATCTCATTTTGGGTACGGATGCAGCCGAAGCCTTTATGAATAACGAGAGGATGCTCAAGCTCCTCGACAATCGAAATCTCATGATGGGCCTCATCAACCCATCCGATATGGGTGAGGGTGTCACCTATTTGGGCCGCCTCACTTCGGTAGGCTTAGACGTATGGACGTATGACGAGTGGTACTACGATGAGGATGCAGATGTCGAGAAGCCTATGGTCCCAGTGGATCGTGCGCTGGTTGTTGCTCGCTCCATCCGCGCCAAAGTGCATTATGGGGTAATCCAGGACATTGAGGCAGGTCAGTATGCCTCCCGTTCTTTCGCTAAATCCTGGGTTGAAAAAAATCCTTCGGCCCGTTTTCTTTTGGTGCAATCGGCACCTCTCCCAGTTGTGCACCAGGTCAATGGTTTGGTGTCCGCGGTGGTGGTATAAGGAGATAATGATGGCTCAGAAAGGAAAGACTCAGATCTTGATCCTAAAAGGCCTCCTGGTCTTTGATGGGCGAGAATACCCAAAAGGGTCCACCGTTGAGGTGGACCCTACTACCCTAGAACGGCTTATGTGTAAGCTGTCCCCTACTTTCAATTTCTCGGTTACGAAGGGTGGAATACCTCCCAAAGCAACGGTGAAGCCGCCTGAAATTACAGAGTCCATGGAGGACACAGGGGATGATGGGGATGATCCAGAGCAATACCCAAGTGAGGATCAGGTCGATGAAGAATCTGACCAGCAAATTTCTACTAAATTGGGTCTAAGATCAGTGGATGCTGAATTAGAATCTCGTTTGGCTTCAGCAGGATTGGACTCTTTAGAAAAGATCCAAGCTGCGTCCGTAGGAAAGCTCACAACCATTAAGGGTGTTGGAAAGTTACGCGCAGAGGCTATTAAGGCCGAAGTAGAGGCGTTGTAAAATGACGTTTATTGAGCAGTTGAATTTAGATATGACGGACAACCATTTCCGGCTCTCCGAGTTTGGGGAGCTGATTACATACAAGTCATCGTCAGGTTCCGCTGTTCAGTTTCCTGCAATTTATGATGAGCCGGCACTTTCCGAGAATTTAGGAGCTGAGGTAGAGGCAATCTCGCATCAGCCTCGCATTTTTTGTCGTCGCTCCGATCTTCCAGGTGGTTCCCCGTCACGGGGGGATCGCGTGGAGGTGTCGGCTAACCTCTTTCATCCAGCTAAGACATTGGAGGTGGTGAGCACCGCCAATGAAAAGCTTGGTCACGTGGAACTTATCTTACAGGCTAACTGATGCAGCAATTAAAGCAAATTCGAGACAAAGTAACTCAGGCGCTGGTGGCAGCGGCTATTCCAGGAGTTGACGATAAAGTCTACTCTACCAGGGCTAGACGTGCGTGGCCAGATGAGGGGGACTTTATTTGTGTTTACACACAAAATTCGGATTTCGACGATCAAGACACCAACCCCACTATCTATCAGGTTGAGACGGATGTGGTGGTGCAGGTGGTTGTACAGCAAGCTCCTACTGGTCAAGACCTGGAAGATCGCATGGATGAGATTACAGACAAAGCGGTACGCGCTTTGCTCCAGGTTCACGATATTTCCGGCCCCTTTGACGGGACTCTGGAATGGTTTTTCTTGCGCGGGATACGCCCCACCCTTTCCGCGGAGGGCGAGGTCCTGAAATTCTCCCAGTCCGTAATTTTTTCGGGTCGTTGGAAAGCTATTCTCCCCGATGCAGTACCCGACGCTGATTTCCTTCGTATGGGTTCCACTCTGGGTGGCCCTGATAATGCTTCCGTAGACGATTTGGACACTATATTTATTTCAGATATGAGGACGCCATGATTACACACAAACAATTTTTGAAACCCGGAACGGATCGGATTACGGGACAACCGTTTCAGGTTTTCCTACCCGCCAAGGGTCGGAACATTTACCCCGAGGGTGAGTCGCTGGTCTTGGATTCTTACCTGGAAAAGCGCGTCCTTTCGGGGGAACTAGTTCGGGCGGAAGCTTCGAAGTCGGATAAGCCTAACCCCAAGGGTATCAAAGCCCCCAGTAACCTGCACACCATCGGAGGTGACAAGTGAGCATCGGTTTTAATGAGGTTCCTGTCGGATCTCTCACTCCATTCTTTTATGTGGAAATTGACAATTCAGGAGCCTTTGAGGGGTCTACCACGATCCCCTGGCAACAGTTATTAATCGGTCAGCAACTGCCCAGCAAGTCCGCACCTAAAGAGATCGTCCAGGTGCAGGATCTTTCCCAAGTGGGGGATCTCGTGGGCGTGGGGTCGCAGCTTTATGGGATGGTGGAAGCTTCTCTGGCTTCCAATAGTTCTCAGCCGCTTTTTATCCTGCCATTGTCAGATGCTGCCACTTCTGTGGCAGCTACTGGATCTTTAGCCTTTACGGGCACGGCTACCGCGTCGGGTGCTATCTATCTCATGGTGGGTGGTCGAGTGGTGACTGTAGGCGTGGACGCTACGGACACCGCCGCTGAGGTCGCCACCGCCGTGGCTGCTGCTATAAATGCCATGGCCTCTCTGGCCGTGACAGCTACTGCCGTCACGGGTACAGTGACTTTGACCGCAAAAAATAAAGGGACTGCTGCCAACGAGTTGGATGTACGACTCAATCACTATCAAGGAGAGGCTCCCCCCGTAGGTATCGCCTGTGAGGTGACTGCAATGTCCGGGGGCTCCGTAGACCCTGATCTCTCCATTGAGGGTGTGGCAGGCATCATTGCAAATCGTTGGTTCCAGGCCATCACTCTGGCCTGGTCCAGTGCTGAGGCTTTGACTTACATGGAGACCGAATTGGCTACGCGCTGGAAGGCCAACTCTATGACAGGTGGAGTAGTTTATGTGGCAAAAAATGTGGCTTTCTCGAGTCTTACTACTTTTGGTGATGCGCGAAATAGCCCTTTTTCGGTGGTTGTGAATGCGGAAAGCGTTCCCACCGCTCCCTGGGAATTTGCAGCGGAAACGGCGGCTCTTGCGGCGTATTATTGCGCCATTGATCCGGCGCGCCCACTCCAGACCTTGGGTTATTCTTTCGCCAAGGCTCCGA